TACACCTATAGCACGGTTTGTTGTTGCTCATGGACGGTATTTAATTATGGCAGGGAGCCTGACTCCGGGTGAAGAAGATAGATTATTTATTAGTAATACTGATACTAGTGGTACTTGGGTTGGTGACGGTTCACCTAATGACTCTGTGGTTTTGGATCTAGGATCGCGAGTACCTATTGGATCTCAATCTATTAAAGGTTTAGGTAGATTTCGTGATAACTTAATGGTGTTGTTCGAGGATGTTACACTTCCCGGAGTATTAGGAGTATTTACTGAGAGTGTTCATACTCCTACATTTGATGATGCATTTGAAAATGTTGGCGCATTATCCCATAGAGTAGTGCAAACTGTTGTAGATGATATGTTTTTTGGAGATATAAATGGAGTATCTGCGGTTAATAGAGCGTTGTTTACTGGCTCGGTAACCAGTGATCGTCATTCATATTTAATTGATCCAGCATATAACCAAGCAGTAGAAAATATAAACTCGACTACTGCTATTGAAGACAAGACTTGGAGTCTTTGGGATAGTGCTAGTAACAATTATATGTTATTTATCCCCGATGCAGCATTAGATGAACAGATTACGGAGTATCGTTGTTTCGTATATAAAAGGAATAAGAAGTTAAAGATAGAAGCTTGGCATGACTGGCGTAACTGGAAGTTTCGTTGTGGTTGTAGGTCAGCACTGAAAGATATTTATTTAGGAGAAGGTACTCAGGTATTTAGATTAGCTGATGCACAAAATCCTAATGAAACTGTATTTACAGATTACGCTGGTGATCAGGAGATGTGGGAAGATGAAACTCCTTGGGATGACTATACTGGATGGAATCCTGTAGCTGATACTAATAAGAGTGGTATTCCTATTAGATTTGCTTGGGAACTTCCTTGGTCAGACCATAACCAGAGATTTAATGTTAAGAATAGTAGGTATATAAATTTTGATACAGAGGGCGATAATAAGTTCACTGTTCAAATGTTTACTGATAATATATACATAGACAAAACAGATTTTGGAGAAAATTGGGTAGAAGATGACTTGAAGTTTGATGATGGTTTAGGGTGGGATGTAGATGTACTTAATCCTGCACTATCAATGGTCTTCGAAGGAGGAGATAGTCCCGGATTTGGTGCTGATGAATTTGGAGATGACTTTGGTGGTGGTAGACCTACAAGACTAGAGAAGTTGTATGCTTGGACAGCTAAGTATAAAATACAGAAACTTAGAATGTCCGGAGATGCTACTAAAGCTTTAAAGTTTATTTCTATTACACTTGCGTACTTAACAGGGTCACCAAGGAGATAACTATGGTTAGTGCAGTTGACTCAACATTTCCCGCTGATAATACAAAAGTCTCTAAAGCTACTTTTAGAGCACAAATGTTGATAATTAAAAACGAGATTTCTGCGTTACAGCAACGAACAAGTGTTGCTGGAGCGAAAGCATTTTACGGCTTTCTGTCCGAGTCTGAAGTGCAAGACGCAGTTGTTAGGCATCACAATGTCGTGGCTCCTAGTGACTTGCCCAGAGATATAGCATTAGGACGGGCATCACTTTAATAGGAGTTAGAATATGGCTGATAAAATTGGAGTTCTCGGAGAAGCTACGACAGCTACGGCAGCAACCACTACCGTATATACTGTCCCAGCAGGGAAAGCTGCTAAAGTTAAAATCATGTGGTCAGGTCGATCTGATGCATCAAATGCTGATGGTGATCTAACTATTACTGTTAATGGAATAGCTGTAGCAATTGTACTTAATATGACTGCGGATCGTTATCTGCATTCTAATAGTACGTTAATGGTTAACCCAGAAACTGCTGCTGCTCCAACAGGTGCTACTGCATTACTTACTGTTGCTCCAGCACCGTTTGAATACTACTTGTCTGCTGGTGATACTGTTACATACACAGTTGCAACTCGTACAATGCAAGCACTTAATGTTCAGGTAGTTGGAACAGAAATAGACGTTTAAGCTGAAGGAGTGGCTTTATGGCTACAACCACTAACTATAACTTCAACTTAATCGACTTTGACAAGATTCCTTGGCATGAGGATGATCATAATAACTGGCATGAAGTTGATGCGTTATTAGCCCGTTATTTGTCTATTAGTAATGTTAAAGGAGTTTGGCAAGCTGCTACAACTGTTGCTGTTGGCGAGAGATATATTGATTCTGCGGATGATACTATTTGGGAAGTACTTGTAGCTCATACAACATCCAGTACTTTATCTTTCTCGGCTGAACGTGCAGCACAGTCTACGTATTGGCAGTCGATTAGTGTTGATGCATCATATGCTGGAGATTGGGCAGCGGGCAAAAGTTATACTGTTAATGAATTTGTTACAGATAACAAACGGTATGGCGTTGTTACTACTGCGCATACGTCAGTAACTTCATATAACCAGGGTGTTACTGATGGTAACATTACTACACTAATAGACGCTTCCACACTAGTTAGTTCTAGTCCTGTAGCTAATACTTTAGGCGTTGGTGAATCTGCTACTGTAGCTTATAACTCTTCTACTGGAGTATTTACCTTTGGACTTCCTACTGGAGCTACTGGAGCTACTGGTTCTGGTATAGATGTTCTAACTACTCGTGGAGATGTTGCAGTACAAGGTGCTTCCGCTGTTGCAAGATTAGCAGTAGGAAGTGCTAATACCGTGTTAAAGTCTGATGGTACTGATCCGTCATGGAGTTCTATTGCTACTGCCATGATTGACAACAATGCGATTGATGAAACTAAAATCAAAGATGCATTCGTAGGCGATTTCACTGAGGTCACCATAGCTGCTGGAGATTCCATACTTCTGGGAGATGTAAACGACAGTGGAAATACCAAAAGAGATACTGTTCAGGGAATTTTAGATCTTGTTTCAATTGCCGGAAGAACTGTTTCATCTTGGTGTGTCTTTGATGGAAGTGGAACCTTTAGTACTACTCCAGCAGATTCATTGAACGTAAGTGGTGTCGTTGACAACGGCACTGGAGATTACGATGTTACGTGGAATACGGATTTTGATTCTGCCACTGAATATACAGCGGTACATGGAGCATTAACAACCGGAGGTTTTTACCTCGCGGCTTGGTCGCAGGATTTAAATACAACGGATGTGCAAGTTTTAACAGGAAAGGTATCAGATGGCTCACTGGTAGACAGTGACATAGTCAGTACTCATGCTATAGGAGATTTGGCATGACAGAATTACTGACCAAGGAAGAAGCTGATGGAATGAAACTTATAGAGCGAGAAGATTTACTAAGATCTCGTGGGTGCTTGCCTGTACAACCAGAGTATTCGATTGTCTGGGAAGATCCTACTGAATTAGATTCGCCAGTTAAAGTTACAACTCCATCTCCTAATTGGTTAGGTTACGCTATGCATGGTAATTTTATGCCTGATATTACTGTATATATTAGGGACAAAAGAGTACACGCTCAGTGGATTAAAGATAACCCCGGCAAAAGTTTTTCGTGGAAAGAAGCAGGAGGAGCTAAACATCCATATGCGGAAACTATAGGTGCTATGACACAAGAAGAATGCATGGAATACATCTTACAGAAGGATGTGCCAGAGTATGTCTGGAATGATAAAACAGGAAACAAGCCACGATTCACGATTTGTAGGCGTAGTATGATTCCCGTAGACAGAACATACAGAAATGCATGGAAATTAGTAATTGACGAAGAGGATTTAGCAGCATGACAAGTTACATTAAAGTTGGAGATGATACGGTAGAAGGTTCAAAGGTTACAAAACCGGACAACCGTACATTTCGAGATGCATGGTCACTCAGCAGTAATAAAAAAGTCATCTCAGTTGATATGGCTAAAGCTAAAACGTTACATAAAGATGTTATACGTGCGGAAAGAGAAGCAGAATTCGCAAAGAATGATATCGCTCTTATGGATGCTATAGCCGCAGGAAATGATTCAGATAAAACTACGGCTATTAATAGGCAGAAGGCTTTAAGGGATGCTCCGGCACATAGCAAAATAGCGAATGCTGCTGATGCTGATGCACTCGCAAAAATAACACTTAATGATGTTACTTAAATGTGGGAAAAGGCTATATCAAAGTTGGCCCCATCTACTGGCCGAATACCAAGAGAGGAAGATTATTAGCAGCTTCTTGTATACGTCTACGGACTGCGGCTAGTAGAAGTGAACGGGGAAAACGTAGAACAGCTAGGAGAAAGCCCACAAAAATTATCGGACAGGATAAATGATAGATCCAATAACTATAGCAGCAGGAGTTAGTGCCTTTAAGTTGGCATCAAATGCAATTAGTACTGCCAGAAAAGCGTTAGAAACGGCAGATGATGTCGGATCGATAGCTGGACACATCGACACGTTACTAAGTGCCAGAGCATCTGCTAAAAAAAGTCTTCGAGCTAAGAAAAATAAGAAGAAACCCACAAGATTACAAAAAATATTACGTATTCGTACAGGTGATTCAGGTGATGATGATACATCAATAGCTACTATAGCTAATGAAGTACTGGAAAAGAAGAAGCTAGACCGACAACTGGAAAATCTAGCAATTGAAATCGACAATAAATTTGGTAGAGGGACTTGGGACGAGATAACCGAAGTACGAAAAACAAGAATACAGGCCAAGAAGAAAGCAAAGGAACAGGCAGCTAAAGATGCTAAGATCCATGAAGAAGAACAACATGCTATGTGGATGAAAGTGTTACGGGAAACTGGAAAGCTGATTATATTTGTTATTGCTGTTGGCGGTATGGCATGGTGGTTGTGGACGAATTGTGAGGGCTGTGGTTAATGGACGGCAGTATAGATGTTCGCCTCGTCCTTACAGTTGGGGGAATAATTTTTAGTGTAGCGGGAGCCGCCGCTGTTGCTAGAAGTCAAATATCAAGGCTACAGGAAATGCTAAGAGATGTTGAATCACGTTTACGTACAGGAGATACACGAACAGATCAATTAGAGAATAGTTTATCAACACAAGTAAATAGATTGGATGTAATAGCAAAGATGATGTCGCCAGAGAATATGGAAAATAAAGCAAGAGAAACAGCGACTATGTTAAGTCGTTTGGAACATCTAGAAAGTATTCATCCTAGTAATCACCCAAACGGAGATAAATAGTATGTTGAGTTTAATTGGATCAGTTTTGGGCTTCGGTACTTCTTTTTTACCTAAAGTCCTTAATTTCTTCGAAGAGAAACGAGATCAGAAGCACGAACTTTCTATTATGGACAAGCAGTTGGAACAACAACTACAGCTTGGTCAGCAGAAGATGCAGATGATTAATGTCGAAGCAGACATTAGAGAGACTGAAACATTACATAAAGAACATGCCGAAATTACCAAGAAGTCTTCCCAATGGGTTATTAATCTTAGTTCTTCTGTAAGACCTATAGTAACATACTGTTTACTGCTTGAACTGGGTATATTGACTTTAGCAGTGAATATGGACTGGATAACAATAGAACAGTACCAGAATATCTGGTCAGAAGAGTTTCAAGCTGGGTTCTTTAGCGTTATGGCGTTCTGGTTCGGCCAGAGAAGTTTTAATAGGAAATGAGAGTAAACGATAAAGCATTAGAAATTATTAAAGCTTTTGAAGGCTTTAGCTCTGTTCCGTACCTTGATCCGATCGGCATCGCAACTATTGGATTTGGTAGTATATGGGATATTAATGGCGATAGGATCACTATGCGACACGTACCTATCAACAACGATGAAGCAACAGAGTTATTACGAAAAGAGGTTCACCATGTTGAGGCAGCAATTAAGAAGCTTATCTCAGCGGAACTAACAGAGAATATGTTTAGTGCAATCGGATCTCTAACATATAATATTGGTACTGGGAACTTGCAGCGGAGCACATTAAGAATTAAAATAAATAGAGGAAAATACTTAGATGCCGCTGATGAGTTTCCTAAATGGCGTAGAGCGGGTGGTAAGATACTAAAAGGTTTAGTAAGAAGAAGAGCAGTAGAAAGAACTTTATTTTTAATGGGTTACGAAGGTTAAGATTATGGCTGGTGGTGGTAGAGAACGAGCTATCGATCGGGCTATGGCAAACATGGGAAGTCGGTCTGACGTTGCTAATAAGATGAAGTCACAAAGGTTAGACCTTGCTAAAGAAAAAGCAATAGGAAGAGTGGAGCGGGGAGTCGGTAGTAACTTTGATGTTACCAAC